GGATTTAACTTTTACTGGTGACGGTGCAACTTTCACTGCAGGTAAGCTGCGTGTCTTTGCAATGTTGATGGACGTCAGTGAAATTGGTGTTAGTTCTGCCGATGAAGTAGATCGTGATCTGCTGGCTTAACTTAAAATATATACTTTTGGGGCTGGCTATATGCTGGCCCCTTTAGTGCATCTTGAGGAAACATAATGGCTCTTACATTTCTTTCATTAACCAACGATGTTATTTCCCGTATGAACGAAGTACAACTTACTTCTAGTAATTTTACGGATGCTAGGGGTGTACAGATTCAATGTAAGAATGCTGTTAATGAAGCTATCAGATACATTAATCAGAAAGAGTTTGGTTATCCCTTTAATCATGCTACAGAAACTGCTACATTAGTTCCCGGCACAGTAAGATACACTTTACCTACTAGTGCTAAACACATTGATTACAATACTGCTAGGATTAAAAAGAATACTGATCTTAATGTTTCTGGCACTAACTTAGTTAAACTAGATTACAACGAATACATCAGTAAAGAATTTGCTAACCAAGAAGATGATATTGTTTCAACTACTTTAAATGGCTCACACTCTAGTTCTGTTACGACACTAACCCTTACATCTACTACAGGGTTTGCTGCATCAGGCACAGTACATATTGCTGGTGAGCAAGTTATCTATTCTGCAATATCTGGCAATGACCTCACAGGCTGTACTAGGGGTGCTAGTAGCACTACTGCAGCAACGCATAGTAGTGGGGTAAAGGTAGCTCAGTTTGATAACGGTAGTGTGCCACAGTACATTGTACGCACACTAGATAACAACTACTTGCTATACCCATTTCCTGATAAAGAATACACTCTAACATTTGATTACTTTACATTCCCTGATGACTTAACTGCACATGGAGATGTTACTACTATCCCAGATAGATTTGCTCCTATTGTTATTGATGGAGCCTCTGGGTTTGTTTATCAGTATCGTGGTGAAATGCAACAGTACCAATTAAACTTTACACGGTTTGAGCAAGGCATTAAGAATATGCAGAGCTTGCTTATAAATAAATACGAGTACGTAAGATCAACTGTAGTCTACAGACCTAGTAGATTTAGTGGTGGGGTTTCCTTTTAATGCCTGATAGTTCCCAAGTACAACCAGTAGCATTTAACTGTGAGGGCGGTTTAGTTTTAAATCGTTCTACTTTTCTTATGCAACCGGGAGAGGCACTAGAACTAGAAAACTTTGAACCAGACATTGAAGGTGGCTACAGAAGAATAGATGGCTACAGTAAATTTATAAATCACGTAGTTCCTTTTACATCAAGCAATTCTGAAAAAGTATTAATGGTAGCTAACTTTGCAAACAAAGTAGTAGCAGCCAGAGGTGAAAAGATATTTAGTGCTGCCTCTACAGAGTTGTCTGTAAAGATACTAGCAGCTACAGGTATGACAGGCTCTGGTACTATTACAGTAGATAGCACTACAGGGTTTTCTTCTAGTGGTACACTACAAATATCTTCTGAAATATTTACCTACACAGGAGTTACAAGCACTACCTTTACAGGAGTAACACGTGCAACTTCTAGCACCACTGCAGCAGCCCACGCACTTAATACTATTATTTCAGAGAACTGGACAGTAAGAGATACGGGTAGAACAAACGCAGTAAAGTATAGGTTTGAAAGATTTAACTTTGATGGCAATGATAAGATTATTGTTGTTGATGAAACAAATGTACCTACAGTTTTTAATAGTGCTATCTCAGCTACTGATGTAAGTGGCAGTAGTGTAGCAGGTTCTAAATTTGTAGCAGCTTATAAGTCTCACATGTTTTACGCAGGTAAATCTACTACACCTGCAGAGCTAGTATTTAGTGTACCCTTTGATGAAGACAATTTTACTAGCGGTTCTGGTGCTGGTAGCATTAAAGTAGATGATGACATTACTGGACTAAAGGTTTTTCGGGATAGCTTATTTATCTTTTGTGCAAACAGAATATTTAAACTAACAGGTTCTACCTCTAGTGACTTTGCAGTACAAGCTGTTACTAGAAACATTGGCTGTGTTAATGGTGATACTATCCAAGAATTTGGTGGTGACTTACTATTCCTTGGGCCTGATGGCCTTCGTACTGTTGCTGCTACCGCAAGAATTGGTGACACTGAACTTGGTACTATAAGTAAGAACGTACAGTCTGTATTTGATTTAAATATAAGAGACTCCGCTCTTTTTGAGAGCGTTGTTATACAAGATAAGACACAGTATAGATTGTTCTTTACTAAAGCTAATCAAGCAGAAAACATTACAAGAGGCATTATCTGTGTTATGAAAGCAGATAAGTATGAGTTTTCTGAGATACGTGGTATCAAGCCCTCTGCTACTGATAGCTTTGTTGAAGAAGGTAACGTAATAGTATTACATGGCGACTTCAGTGGTTTTATACATAGGCAAGAAAAAGGCAATACATTTGACGGTACAGATATATTAGGTAGATATAGAAGTGCTGACATGGGTTTTGGTGATACTGGCATCCGAAAGCATATGCAAAGGGTTATTGTTAATTTTAAACCTGAGTCTACTATTAGTGCAGATTTGTTTATTAGATACGATAATGAAGATGCTAACTCTACTAGACCTGATGCGTATCCCTTTGATTCTACTCAAACCTTCTCTCAATTTGGTTCTGCTTTGTTTAGTTCATTAGATGGTACTGCTAGGTTTGTATTTGGTGGGCCATCACAGCCGTTAGTACGGCAAGCAGTAGAGGGTTCAGGATTTTCTGTTGCATTAAAAGTAAATGACAACTTAACAACAGCCCCTTATTCACTTAAAGGGTTTCAGTTAGAGTATCAATTAGGAGCAAGACGTTAAATGGGTGCTACATACACAAGACAATCATCATTTACTGATGGCGATACCATTACCGCTGACCTCTTTAACAATGAGTACGATCAGCTTCTAGCTGCTTTTGCTACTTCAGGTCACTCACACGATGGTACTGCTGCAGAAGGTGGGGCTATTACTAAACTACTAGGCACTGCTATTACTATTGGTACTAATGGTGCTGACGTAGCTGTTACCTTTGATGGTGGAAGTAATGACGGTCTGCTTACTTGGATGGAGGATGAAGACTATTTTCAGTTCTCTGATGATTTACTTCTTACTACGACAGAAAAAGTACAGTTTCGTGATACTGCCATTTATATTAATTCTAGTGCTGACGGTCAGCTTGATATTGTAGCAGACACGGAGATACAGATTGCAGCTACTACTATTGACATGAATGGTGCTGCTGACATATCAGGTAACTTAGCTGTAGGTGGCAACCTTACGGTAGCTGGTAATGCAACTGTAACAGGTACTACAACGTTTAACGGTGGTACTCTTACTCTTGGTGATGCAGCCTCTGATAACGTTGTGTTTGGTGCTGATGTAAACTCTAGCATTATTCCTAACACAGATAGTACATTTGATTTAGGTTCTTCAAGTCAAGAATGGCGGGATTTATTTTTAGATGGTACTGCACATATTGACACATTAGATGTAGATGTAAATGCTACAGTAGCAGGTACTCTAGGTGTAACTGGCGATACTACTTTAGCCGCTACTTCAATCACAAGTATTACAGCAGACACTATATTAGCTACAGATAAAAAAGTACAATTCCGTGATACTGGATTATTTATTAACTCTAGCGCAGACGGGCAGCTAGACATTGTTGCAGATACTGAAGTGCAAATTGCAGCTACTACTGTTGATATTAACGGTGCTGTAGATATTTCAGGAGCCTTAGTAGTAGGTGGTGATCTTACTATTACTGGTGATGATCTTATAATGGCTACTAATACTGCTGGTGCTTTACTTATTGCAGACGGTACAAACTTTAATCCTACTGTAATAACTGACCTATCAGAAATAGGAACGGCTGCTAGTGGCGATATACTGTTAGCAATAGATGCCTCTGGTGGTGGTCTTAAAAAAGTTACTAGGTCTACATTAACAGCAGGGCTTGCTTCAGATAGTGCTATTTCTAATCTTGTAGAAGATACCTCTCCACAACTAGGCGGCAACTTAGATACTAATTCACAAAACATCTTGATTGATGACGCACACTTTATTGGTGATGAGAGTGGCAATGAGCAACTTATATTCCAAACTACAGGTAGTGCAGTAAATCAATTTGAGATGACTAATGCTGCTTCTGGTAATCCACCACAACTAGCTGCTACAGGTGGTGACTCTAACGTTGACCTTAATCTTTTAGCTAAGGGTACAGGACACGTAACAATCTACGGTAACTCTAACTCAGGTGCTATACAGTTTAACTGTGAGAGTAATAGCCACGGTCAGATACTTATTGCACAACCTCACAGTGCTGGTGCTACAAACACTATGCTACTACCAGATGGTTCTAGTTCAACTCTACTGTCACGGGTATCTACAGATACACTTACTAACAAGACTTTAACATCTCCTAAGATTAACGAGGACGTAGCAGTAACATCAACAGCTACAGAACTAAACCTTCTTGATGGTGTTACAAGCACTACAGCCGAACTTAATATTCTTGATGGAGTAACCTCTACTGCTGCTGAACTAAATGCCTTAGACGGTATTACTGCAGTCGTAGGAGAACTTAATGCTCTTGACATAGGTTCAAC